AGAGGATTTGAGAGATGCTATGCGTAAAATGTAACAAGGACACGAAAGTCACAAACAGCAGAAACATGAACAGCGCGTGTAAGTCTGCGCCTAAAGAAAACACAGTAAAACGTAAAAGGGTGTGTTTGACTTGTGGTCATCAGTTCTGGACGCGAGAAGTATTATGGACTGATCTCATCAAAGAACCGCAAGCAGTAAGCAGTCCACGAGCAGTGAAACCAGTTGCTAAATCAAATCAAGCAGTCCCGACAGCAATGAGCCTCAAGAAGTCCAACGTACACCAGTTAAAACCTAAGAAACGAGATATAGTAAGAGACATAGACAAGATGACAGATGCGGAACTAGAGGCTCTCATATACGATGAGGGGGGATTTGATTATGACGAGGATTAGTGCAAGGCGCGCCGAGGTATTGGCATCTTATGGCATTAAACAAAAGAAGGTTAAGAAGAAAGAACCAAATGACGACTTGCCGGTGTATGCACCGATTAGGATGCGACGTGAGTTAGAAAAAGTTGATAAAGTCACAGCTATTCGCAAAGCCAAAGAAAAAAGGCAAGAGACGTTAAATAATAATGCGTTAAGAAATAAACCAAGATTGAACCTTACAGATGAAGATAGGTGCGCTAACAAAAAAGCCAGTGACAAAAGAAAAAATAGTGAGGTCAATGGACTCAAGATGATGGGATTTCTTACAGCCGCGACCGCTAAAGCCTTGGCTCCTAGCAAGTCATCTATCGGTATGGAAACATCTGCGCCCTACTTTAACTATCAAGACAATTTTATTGAAAATCAATATCACGGAAAAACATCAGCGTTTGATGTACGTCATAACGACTTAATAGAAACAGACCCTGAGACAGGTAAGATGCTGTGGCATGGCGATACTTGTGCAATCTGTAAGATGCCACCGAGTACCGTGGGTGAGGTTATGTTGGCTCAATACGGTACGGCAGATTTTGTTTGTGTGGACTGCGGCAAGCTGGTTGAAACCAAAGGCTTGGGTATGCGCGGTTGGACTTTTGATACTATAAACATGGCCGAGGAGGACGACGATGACTGAAAACAAAATACTAACTGATGATAAGTTAGTGGTTGACGGTAATGAATACTTTTACAACGAACTTGCTGACGATCAAAAGTACGCTGTAAATCAGATAAGGAATCTGGATGCAAAGTTGGCAGAGGTAGAATTTAGTGCAAACCAATTACGAGCGGCTAGACAATATTTTCAACTAACTTTATCCGCTTCTTTAAAGAAAGAACCCAGTGATGATAATGCTGGGTGATGGTAGCTTTCAAAAAGCTATTGATAACGGCCTATGCCCACGGTGTGAGGCGGCTGTAGATTATCACGAAGAGATAGTCACATGTAATGTGTGTGACTTAACTATGGCTGGTGCAGGAATACAAAAACAAAAAGATCCTAACCAGTTAGAACTGCCGTTAGAAGGAGAACGACATGGCACGGAAGAAAAAGACTAAAAGAGAAAAGGTACTACGTTACATTATCAAACATAGGAGCGCGCCTGTAAAAGAAGTGGCAAAAGCCTGTGGTTGTACTGTTAAGTACGTGTACGATTTAAAGGCACAATCAGGCACACCAAAAGAAGTTATAGAGAAAGAACTCAACGTGCAACCGGTTGTGACTGAGACTTTCAAAGACTATTCGGGTAACGAATATAGCACATACGCATTGAAAGAAGTTAAAGAAGCTACCGATAATCGTGTGCGCTCAGAGACGTTGCGTGAAGCAGAAAGTCTGGTGTCTGGTGACAGAGAGAAAGAGCATGGTGAGTTTTGGAAGAACGCTTATCTCACATCTAGGTTGTGGCAGGGTTACACTGGTTGGGATATCCAGCCAGAGCAAGTGCCTGTCATGCTTGCACTTCTGAAGATAGCCAGATCGGTAGGTGCTAACCAGCAAGAGTCCAGTGGCAAAGATAACTTTGTTGATGCTTGTGGATATCTGGCATTAGCCGCAGAGCTGGATCAGTTTAATCCAGAAGACATTAATTAGTGGGGAGAGGTTACGATGCCTTACTATGCTTATGTTAATGGTAAAGCTACTATAGGATTAGCCACTGTAGATCAGGTAAAAGATTACGTGAGTAAAAGATATTCTGATTATAAAGAGGCAGATGTAGCTATTTACGATATGGAGTGGACTAGAGAAGGTCAAAAACTCATCACTGAGTATAAGTTGAAAAATGGTAAGCAGTGATGGATCTGATTACACTCGACTTTGAAACATACTACGACAGGGATTATTCCCTGTCGAAGTTAACAACAGAAGCCTATGTCCGTGACTCTCGCTTTGAGGTTGTGGGCGTAGGTATAAAATTTAACGGTGAAGAAACGGAGTGGGCTAGTGGCACACATGAAAAGATCAAGGACTATCTCAAGTCATTCGATTGGCGGAACGCTATGTTACTTTGCCATAACACCGTTTTTGATGGTGCAATTCTTAATTGGTTATTTGATATTCGGCCTCGGGTCTATACTGATACGATGTGCATTGCTCGCGCTATTCACGGGGTCGAGACTAGTGCAAGCCTCAAAGCAGTTAGCGAGAAGTATGGAGTCGGAGCCAAAGGAACCGAAGTTATTAACGCACTCGGTAAAAGACGAGAGGACTTCACACCCGAAGAACTAAGCAAGTACGGTGACTATTGCGTCAACGACGTGGATCTTACATACAAACTGTTCACTACAATGGCAAAGGATTTTCCTCGCAAAGAGTTGAAGTTGATTGACCTGACCCTGCGTATGTTTATCCAGCCAATCTTGGAACTGGATCTGGGCCTTCTGGAGCAACACCTTACAGAAACACGTTATCGTAAGGATGAATTGTTGGAGAGCGCCGGAGTGGTCAAAGAAGATCTCATGAGTAATCCCAAGTTTGCAGAGTTATTAAAGTCACTGGGTGTCGAACCGCCTACAAAGATAAGTCCGATGACTGGGCAAAGAACATTTGCATTTGCCAAAGCTGACGAAGAGTTCAAAGCACTAGCTGAACATGAGAACGAGCAGGTGCAGACTCTGGTAGCGGCAAGGCTTGGCACAAAATCTACTTTGGAAGAAACACGGACACAACGTTTCATAGACATAGCAAAGCGTGGCACATTGCCTGTGCCTGTTAGATACTACGCGGCTCACACTGGACGCTGGGGTGGTGACGACAAGATCAACCTACAGAATCTACCTAGCCGTGGTGTAAATGCTAAGAAGTTAAAGCGTGGTATCATTGCCCCTGACAGCTGCACATTGATAGATGCAGACTCAGCGCAGATCGAAGCAAGAGTTCTGGCTTGGCTTGCCGAGCAAGACGATCTCACCGCTGCTTTCAGGGCTGGTGATGATGTGTATGTTAAGATGGCATCACGCATATACGGTGTGCATGAACCTGACGTGGACAAGGATCAAAGGTTTGTTGGTAAGACCACTATCCTTGGTGCAGGGTACGGCATGGGTGCTATGAAGTTTCAGGCACAACTAAAGACATTTGGTTTTGACATAGATACTCCAGAGGCACGGCGCATAATAAAGATATACCGCGAGGCTAACTGGAAGATAAACAAGTTATGGCGTGATGCTCAACAAGCGCTTGTGGCCATGTCCAGAAAAGAAGAAGCACCGCTGGGTTTAGATGGTGTACTTAAAGTAATACCTGAAGAGAACGCGATACGCTTACCGTCTGGTTTGCTGTTGCGGTACGACGATCTTGACTTTGATACGGCTGAAAAGGGTGTCGAGTTCCATTACAAAGTGCGGCGTGGGCGCAATCGAATCTACGGTGGCAAGGTCATAGAGAACGTGTGCCAAGCTATAGCGCGTTGCATAATTGGTGAGCAAATGCTACAAATAGCTAAGAAACATCGCGTAGTGTTAACAGTACACGACTCTATCGTGTGTTGTGTTCGTGATGAAGAAGTTGAAGAGGCGCAAGCATATGTTGAAAAATGTATGCGTTGGGTTCCTGATTGGGCAGAAGGTCTGCCTATCAACTGTGAGTCTGGCACTGGTAAATCGTATGGGGATTGTGAATGAGTATAAAGCCGTGGTCATTCAGTAGGATCAAAGCATTTGAGCAATGCCCCAAGAAGTTCTACCATCTTAACATCGCCAAAGATTATTCTGAGCCTGAGACTGAAGCTATGTCTTATGGCACGGCATTTCACCTCGCGGCAGAAGAGTATGTCCGTGATGGCACACCCATACCTACCAACTTCAAGTTTGCACAGCCCGCGCTCGACGGGCTAAAAGCCAAACGTGGTAACAAGTTATGTGAAATAAAGATGGGTCTTACCGAGGATCTGGAGCCTTGTGGGTTCTTTGATAAAAAAGTTTGGTGGCGCGGCATCGCAGACTTGGTTATCCTAGATGATGATACTGCTTGGGTGGTGGACTACAAGACTAGCAAGTCAGCCAAGTATGCAGATAAGGGTCAGTTGGAGTTGATGGCGTTAGCCACATTCAAACATTATCCAGATGTCGATAAGGTTCGCGCAGGGTTGTTGTTTGTAATATCCAGAGATCTTATCAAGGACACTTACACAAGAGACATGATGCCGTCTCTTTGGTCTAAGTGGTTGGCTAACTACAAACGTATGGAGACAGCACACGATAATGACGTATGGAATGCCCACCCAAGTGGGTTATGTAGGCGGCATTGTGTCGTGCTTGAGTGCATCCATAACGGGAGCAACTGATGGCATATACCAAGAAACCCAGACCGTATAAGCGTGAGTATCAGAAGCAGAAAGAGCGCGGTGAACATGAATCCAGAATGGAACGTCAACGCGCCAGACGTGCATATGATAAGAAAGGTATAGCGCGTAAAGGTAAAGATGTAAGTCACAAAAAGGCACTGAGTAAAGGCGGCAAAAACAAAGACGGTACAAGGCTAGAAAGCCCAAAGAAAAACCGCAGTCGCAACTATAAAAAGAAGAAGTAGGAGAACATGGTGGAAATTGTCGAGAATGGTAAAGCCCTGCTGTTGCGGTTAAGAAACCCACAGCAGGTGACAGAAGCTATACCCAAAAGTAAAGCACTGTCCAATAACAGAGTTGTAGTAAATTTTGGTGTGGGTGAAACGCAAGCGTTAAAAAGTTTGAATATAAAAACGCCTTCACCTATAGAAAAACAATACAAGTGGACTGGTAGTCACACGCCCTTTGCACACCAAAAAACCACCGCATCATTCCTAACACTTAATAAAAAGGCGTTTTGTTTCAACGAGCAAGGCACAGGCAAGACCGCCAGCGCCATATGGGCGTCTGACTTTTTACTCAATAAAAATATTATTAATCGTGTGTTAGTTGTATGTCCGCTCTCGATCATGGAAAGCGCATGGCGTGATGACTTGTTTACATTTGCACCACATAGAACTGTTGATGTGGCTTACGGCAGTAGCAAAAAACGTAAAGAGATTATTGAGCAGGGCGCTGAATACGTAATCATAAACTATGACGGCCTTGCCATCGTCAAAGATGAAATAGATGTAGGTGGTTTTGATTTAATCATTGTTGATGAAGCCACACACTACAAAAATGCACAGACAAATCGTTGGAAGACTTTGAACAAAATGGTGGATGATGACACTTGGCTGTGGATGATGACAGGAACACCAGCCGCACAAAGTCCACTTGACGCTTACGGGTTGGCAAAACTCGTTAACCCCATGGGCGTACCAAGATTTTTTGGATCGTTTCGTGATCAAATCATGACCAAGATATCGCACTTCAAATACGTGCCAAAAGTAACGGCCACTGACACAGTGTTTCGTGCATTACAACCTGCGATAAGGTTTACAAAAGACGAGTGTCTTGATCTTCCTGACATGGTGTATGTCAAGCGTGAGATAGAGATGACACGCCAACAAAAGAAATACTACGAAGAATTACGCAAGAAACTCGTCATGCAAATAACAGGCGAACAGATTACCGCCATAAATGCAGCCGTGGCGATGACTAAGTTGTTACAGATAGCGGCAGGTGCTGTTTACACAGATGACAGTGATGTGTTGGAGTTTGATATC